CACCCCGGCCACCGTCCCCACCCCACCCCGGGGTGGGGACCCCACCCCGGTCAGCCCCGCCCCGCGCGGGGTACCCCACCCCACCCCGGGTGGGGACCTGGCCCGCCACCCCGGCCGCCCCGGCGGCAAGGGCGCGAAGTGGGACTCCGCGATCGACCAGCACGCGGCCACCCTGTGGCCGGGCTGGCGGGTCAAGGAGACCCGCCCGTCGGAGGGGACCGTCGCCACGGCGCTGGGCCTCCCCACCACCACCGCCGGCCGGGTCCGTGACCGGATGCTCGACCGGGCCGACTACGAGCGGAAGCTGGCCGAGCAGGGTGCGGCCGGGCTCGACGCCGAGTTCGCGGCGATGACCAGACTCGACGGCTAACCCCACCCCACCCCGATTTCTGGGGTGGGGTACCCCACCCCAGTTGACCTGGGAAACGGGGTACCCCACCCCACTACCCCACCCCGGACGGGGTGAAAGTGGGGTGGGGTGGGGTACCCCACCCCACCCCGGAAACACCGAAAGGGCCCCACCCCCGTCACGGGGGTGGGGCCCTTTTTTGTTGCCTCGGGGACGGCTACACCGAGTCGGACCACCACGCGTCGGGCGCCTCCCCGAACCGTATGTCCCCACCCCAGCCACCGGCCTCCGCGAAGTCACCCCGGCCGATGTGCAGCCGGGACGTGACCACCTGCGCGGTCACCGCCCCCGCCCGGGGGATCTTCGCGGTGAACGTCACCGCGCAGGCGCACTCGCTGCCGTCGGGGTTACGGATCGGGTGGGTCGGCACGGACAGCATCAGCAGCGCCGTGCAGTGGTGCCGCTGGCACACGTCCGACCGCACCACCCAGGTCCGGTCAAGATCCATGACCAGCCACACGTAGCCGCTGTTGCCGGTGCCCGCCGCCCCGGTGCACCACCGCGACGAACCGGCCGCGACGAACCGGCCGGCCATGGCGAGGTACACCGGCCGGGGCGGGTTGTGCCCAGCCGGGACCGCCATCGGTCCGCACGTCGGCCCGGCCGGCTGGACCGCCGTGGTGGCCGGGGCCGGGCGGGTGGCGTCGGCGGCCAGCACCGGGCGGACCCCGACGACCGGGGCGCCCATCAGCGCCGCCACACACGCGAGGATCACCAGCGCCTGCCCGGTGCGGCGCAGCCGGGGGTGCCGGTGGTAGCCGACGGAAACATAGGTGGTCGGGGTCATGGTGGTCTCCCAGGTCTAGGCGGCGGCCCGCAGGCCGTCATCGTTACGGGCGGGCACCTGGCCGGGCAGGTACAGGCGGGCCAGCTCCCGCCGGATGCCGTGCAACGCCTCCGGCCACCACCCGGCACGGTCGAACATGTCGCGCACCCCCGCGTTGCTGTCGTACAGGTAGGCCAGGTGCCGCACCCCGTGGGTGGCCACATCGGACAACTTGATGTGGCGGGGCGCCTCGGCGGGGCCGTGCGGGACGGGCTTACCGGCGTTGTTGATCGCCTCCCGGGTCAGCGGCACCGCCGCGCGCCCCCAGCGCAGGAACGGCAGGGTGGGGCAGTCGAGCACGGCCATGTAGGTGTGCACCACCCCGCGGATGTCGGGGGCGAACGTCTCCCGCCACGATGTGCCGTGAATCGCCAGGATGGGCGACTGCCCGGAGGCCAACAGCATCGCCTCGTCATGGATCGTCGTGTCGGTGGTGACCGGCAGGCCACGGAACCAGGCGTCCGGTTCCCCGTCCCGGTCGGCCGACACCAGGTAGATCACATCCTGCCAGGCGACCAGCCCCCACGTTTCCACCAGCACCTGCAGCGGCTCACCCATCGGTGCTCTCCTTCCGGCTACGGGCCGAGGTGACCCGGGTCTGAATGGTGCGCGGCGACACCCGCAGCTCACGGGCCAGCCCCCGAAACGACAGCTCACGGGCGGTGACCAGCTCATCGGACAGGTTGTCGCGTGCCTTGACGACCTGCGGCCCCCAGGCCATGTACCGTTCGGCGGCCTCGGCGGCGACCCGCACCGCGGCCAGCCTGTCGTCCGGGTCGTCGATCGCCGCGAGCACCTCGGCGTGCGCCGCGTCGAGCCGGGTGATCGCCGGGTGGACAGGTGGTTGGGCATCGTCATCGTCGGAGGTGGTCATGCCACGAGTGTATGCCCCCCCTCGTACATTCCCGGGAGCGAAACCCTGGACAACCGTACGGGACCCCCCGTACAGTTGTGGTAGCTCGGAGGCGCCTTCCCGCCGGGAGGAGACGGAAGGCGTCACCGGGAGAGCTTTACCCGGGGGTGCGCCGTCCGGGGCGGGCAGCTTCCCGCTCCGCCCCGGACGGCGGGGCGCAACAACTACACGACCACCAGATCCACCCGGGGGGACCGGGGGACCACCAAAAACACCGAGGGCGCCGTCACCACCCGGAGACGGCGCCCTCGGTGTCTTCCGACCGCGTACGGAGGAACCCAATGCCCGTTTTACACATCGCCGCCCGGTGCATCCTCACCATCGGCTGCCCCGACGGCAAGCCACCCGCCGCCGGACACGTCCGCTACGTCGTCGCCGAGGCGACCGCACTGCTCGGGGAGATGTGCCCCGGTGCCGGTGCCCAGTTCGTCGCCGAAGCCCGGCCCGAGCCCGGCACCGTCGGCGGGCTGCTGACCCTGGTCGCCCCGCCCACCTGGGCGCATCTGATGGTCACCGACGAGGGCCAGGAGCTGCCCGACGAGTTCGCGATCCTCGACGACCTTCACCGGCTCGCCGCCGCCGACATCGCCTCGGTGATCGGTGAGTACCTGGCCACCGACTACCCGGGGGTGACGGTGCAGATCGAGCCGCTGATGGTGGCCTCAGACTGGATCCAGCCGCACCCGGCCCCGTCACCACCCCCGCGGCGTGCCCGCCGGGGACCGTCCGGTCTGGTCCGCTGCCGGCTCGGCCGCGACCTCGCCACCCCCCGCCCACGCCGGGGACACCTGTGCACCCGCCCGGATGGGGGTCGGCCGTGACCCGCCGCCGGTTCCGGCTCGCGCTCGCTGCTGCCGCCGGGGCCGGGGTCGTCGCGCCGCTGCTGTTCGGCCTGGCCGAACCGGTCGGCCCGCTGTCCGGTGGGCTGCTCGGGGTGTGTGTGTTCGGGCTGCTCGGCTTCATCGCGCTGGCGGTGCGGCAGATGTCGGCGCCGGCCCGCCCGGTCGTGGTCCGTTCCCTGCCGGCGACCCCGCCCCGGCGGCCTCTGCCGCGGGCGGGTGCCCGGTGAGCCGCGTCGGTGTCGCCGTCGGTGGCCTGACCGTGGCGGCAGCCCTGGTGGCGGGCGGGATCATGGTCGGGCAGCGGGGGGTCACCCCGCCCGCCGCACCGCGCCCGGTTGCCGTGGTGACGACCGCCGCGAAGCCCCCGGCGGCGCGTCCGCTGCACTCGGTCGTCACCGTCGACCCGTCCGTGTTCGACCCGCCACCCACCCACACCCCGATCGGCCTGATCGCCTGGACGATTCTGGCGCTGGTCGGGTTCGGGGTGGCCGTGATGCTGTGGCGGATGTGGGCCCGGGACCGGGCCGCCGACCGGGCCGAACCGGAACCGTCCACGTTCGTTAGCTGGATGGCGCCGGCCCGCACCGACATCACCCCGGTCACGCACGAACTGCCGGCCGCCGGTGGGGCTTTCGCCGCGCCCCGGGCGGCGGGCAGAATGCCGGCATGGATGTTGGCGGCCGACCCAGACGCCGGGCCGCGCCGGCCCGCTGCGACGATGAACGATTCCACCACCGTGACGATCAGTCCTACCGGTGGATACCACCGGACCCGCTGATCGACCCACGGGTGTGGGCCGAGGAGGTCCGCGGCCACCGTGACACCTACCATCCAGGCGGCGTGTTCCGGCCACCGGCGCCACGTCTGACCCAGTAAACGGCGAACAGGCCCACCCCCGCAGTCTGCGGGGGTGGGCCTGTTCTATCGGTCCCCTTGGGGGTCTACTGGGTGGCCACCGCCTGCTGCCACGCGGCCAGCGGCGCACCGGTGAGGGTGTAGTTGACGCCGTTGCCGCCGTTCGTATCCCATACGGACACCGCCACACAGCCGGCGGTGCGCAGGTAGGCCACGCACGCGGTCAGCCATGCCGCGTACCGGGCGCCGCCGGTGTCGCCGGCCAGGATCGGGGAGCCGAGTTCGGGGACCATCCACGGCACCCCCGCCCCGTGGGCGGCGGTGATCAGCGGCGCGAAAAAGGTGGCCGGGGTCGGATAGGACGCCGAGCCGACCGGCACGTACATGTCCCAACCCATCACCTGCTCGACACCTGTCCACCAGGTTTGCCAGGGGCCTTTTCCATGTAGCTCCGCGTACGAGCCGAGCACCCCGACCAGGGTCACCCGGTCACGGTTCGGGTGCGCGGCCACCGCCTGCCCGAGCGTGGTCCAGCCGGCCGCATACACCTCCGGCGGCAGGTCACCCTCCGGTTCGTGGTGGAACGTCAGATAGGCCCGCACCCCGGGCGGGATACCGTCCATCCACCCGCTGACCATCGCCACCGTCGGGGTGTCCTTGAACGACACGTGCGGGATGACCCCAAGCTGCACGCACACCTTCATCTGCGACGTCGACCAGCCCGGGATCCCTTTCCCGGGCGACCCGAACACGCGGGTGATCTTCATGCGGGGGAACTGGGAGACGGTCGGCGACGTCGACGGGTTGTCGACGCCGACCAGCATCGGCACCGTCACCTCGACCGGCAGCACCGCCATGGTGGTGTTGCCCTGCGCGTCGGTGACCAGGCACGACAGCACATCCGAGACGGCCGGTGCGGCGACCTGCAGCGGATTGCCGGTGCCGGCCACCTCGGCGGTCGACTGCCACATCCAGGTGATCGTCGCCTCGTCGTCGCGGACGATCGTGGCGGTGACATGCCGGCCGAGGCCGTCGACACCGGTCAAGGTTTCGGTGCCGTCGTCGGCGTCCACAATGGTGGCGGTCACCTCGAACAGGTCACCCGCGGTGTAGGGGCCGACCGGGGCGGCGGTCAGAGTCACCTGCGGGGCGCTACCGGACATCGTCCACCGCCCCGGTCCCGCCCTGCTGCCGTTTAGCGGCCTGGGCCCGCAGCTCGGCGACGACCTGCGGCACCGGCGCCGGGGCCGGTATCAGCGCCCCCAACCCCAACGTGAGCACCCGGGCGATCCACCGGGTCGACGCGCGTAGCTCGCACATGTGCACCACCCCCGCGTAGGCGGCGACCGCGACCGCGAGCAGCGCGGACTCGATCGGCGCGGTCCAGCCGGCGGGGATGTCCACCCCGCGCACGGCCAGCACCGCCACCAGCACCCCGACCAGTGCGTGGACACCGACCGACAGCACCGCTTTGACCTGATCAGGCATGTACCTCCCTGGTACGGTGTGGGGCCATGGCCACCAGAAACCCCGATGATCTGAGCCCGTGGGAAGCCGAGATTGAGGCGGCGCTGGCCGCGTCCCGGGCCGCCAAGGCCCGCCGCACCAGCCGACCCCAGCCCGAACCGGAGCCGCAGCGTGAGCAGCGGTGCGAGGACCGGCGGGGAACATGGGTGTGCAACCGGGCCGCCGGCCACCAGACCGACGACTCCGGGGCGCTGGACAACCCGGCCGCGCACATGCACCGGCACACCACCCCCGACGGGGTGCGGGTACACGCCGAATGGTTCGACGACTAGACCGGGGTTTCGGGCTGCGCCAGCCGGGTCCGCAGGTCGATGATGGTCGCGGTCAACGCGTCCACCGTCGCCTGCAACGTGCGCACCTGCGCCTTGAGGTTCGACGAGTTGGTCTGTTCGGCCGCCAGCTCGGTGGTCACCCGCTCCAGTTGGGACTGCACCCGATCAAGCTGGGTGGTGACCCGGTCGAGTTGCCGGTTGGCGTCATCGAGTTGGCGGGTGTAGAACCCGACCGCCCGGTCATACGCCTCCTGGTCAACTTTGCGGGCGGAGATGGTGTTCGCGCCGCTGGAGGACCGGTACGCCAGGTAGGCGGCCACCATCGCCGCGACGGCGGCGATGATGGCAGTGGTGACCCCCGGATCGATCCGCATGTCAGCGCTCCCGCCACCCCGACACCAACAGCACGATCCCGGCGAACGCCAACCAGATCGCGGCCGTCTGGTAGCCCCGGCTGTAGGCGGCATATCCGCCCAGCCAGCCGATGACGTACCCCGACGCCCACGCCACCTTCAGAAACGCGGCCAACGCGAACACGGGCGGGCGGGCCCGCGGCCACACCGCCGCGGTCAGCGCCGCGATCCCGGTGACCGCCCACGCCCACGCCCACACCACCAGCGGGGCGATCACCACAAACGGCTGGTAGATCAGCCGGGGCGGCAACCCGAACGGTGGGGTGATCGTCAACGCGTAGGCGGCCACCAGATCCAGCAGCCCCAAAAACAGCAGAAACGCACCCCGCCGCCCGACGTGGACACCTATCCACCGGGCCCCGAGTTTGAACACGGTCACCATCCCCCCGGCCGGGACCGGTCACCCGCCCAACGTCAACGTCAACTTCGCCAGTGCTGTCTCCACCGCGGTCTGTACCTGCGCGAGGCTGACCCCGCCACCGGCCGGAAGCTGGGCAACCACCGCCGCCGGCAGCCCGGCGACCGCGGCGATCAGCCCATCCAGTTCGGCCTTGAGCGCCGCGACCGCAGCCGCCGCCTGGTCCTCGTCGCCCAACAAGGCGGGCGCGAGCTGGTTGGCCAGATAGGCGGTACGGGCCGCGGACTGGCGCAGCGCACCGCGCACGGTCAGCCCCGGAATGTTCTGCTCGTCGACCGCGACCGCGTCCACCTTCGCCGTGAGCAGCGCGGTCACGACGGCGGCCACCGCCGCCGGGGTCAGATCCACCGTGGTCATGTCGGTCACTCCTCGGTCTTGGGTGGTGCCGGCGGGATTCCACTGGCCGTAGTCGGCCGCCATGGCCCGGTCGAGGTCGCACACGATGCCGGCGACCCGGACACCGTTGCGGTACTGGCGGGCCTGTGCCCGCGGATCCCACCGGCCGGCCGACCAGGCGTACGTCTGCCACCCGTAGGTGCAAAGCCCGTGGTCGAACAGGTAGGACACCGGTTTGATGCCGCCGTAGACGCCGACCCGGGCGACCCCGAGCACCCCGGCCACCCCCCGGAAGTAGCCGGCCACGGCCGGCCCGTCGACGTCGGTGTCGACCGCGAAGTAGATCGGCTGGTCGGCCGGGAACCCGAGCAGGTGGGCGCGGGTCGCGGCCAGCCGGGCGTCGGTAAGCCCGGCCGTGGCCCCGGCCAGCGCCCGGCTGGCGGTGGTCTCCCACACCACACACACCGCGAGCCCGGCGGCCCGGTAGCCGGCCAGCTCACCCGGAGTCAGCGTCTTGGCCGGGTTGGCCGCGGTGTTGGGGGACAGGTAACGCACCACAAACGCCTTGCCGGCCGCCACCAGCGCGGCCGGGTCGGGGCGCGGGTTAGCGAAGTCGACGCCCTCGACCGGGTCACCCATCGGACTCACCGCCCGCCCGGCAGCAGTCTTCGGTGAACGTGAGCAACTGCCCGGTGGCGGTGTAGCCGACGTGCACATCGGCCAGCAGGGTGGCGCCGGTGTGCCCGGCCGCGCGGGCGCACACCAGCGGCACCGGGGTCTGCCCGTCCCGGCCCGGGTAGGCGTGATGGTCGCAGGACCGGCCGCACAGCGACCCGGTCACCGCCGCGATTTCGGCGGCCAACAGTTGCGGCACGGTCAGCACGGAACGCGGCACCGGGGCCCCCTTCGGCTAGTTGGAGGTCCAGATGGCGGTGCAGTGCGGCTGCTCCGAGGTGGTGACCGCGGTGTTGAGCGCGCCGCCGGAGGTTTGCAGCGCCGCCAGCTCACAGAAGTCGCCGACATTCAGGAAGATCAGGATGGTGCGGGTGGGCATCCGGACGGTGGTGCCGGCGGCCACGGAGGTCTGGTCCGACCCGGAGCCGTTGACCACGGTGGAGTTGACCTGGAATGAGCTGACCCGCACGCCGGTCGCGTTCGCCGCGGCCGAGTAGCCGCCGGAGAACTGGTACCAGCCGGGGTAGACCGCGGTGATCCTCGACGTGTTCGATGAGGTGGAGTGCATACCGGTTGAATCGACATCTTCCGTGTCAAAAAGCAGGGCGGTGTTGGTGTTGTTCGACAGCGACTGGGCCGAGGTCTGCCGCACCTGGCAGATCGCCGGAGCCAACGACCAGTTCTCCACATCCCGGTTATTTGTGTTCCACTCGGACGCGGTGAGGACGGCGCCCGCGACCGCGGTCAACGTGGTGGGAACAGCCGTCACTCCGGACCCACCCCCGCCCGCACGATCGCAGGGGCCACCACCGGACGCAGCACCCGCGCCGTATCCGCCGGCAACCGGGCCCGCTCGGACCGATCCCGGTAGTCCAACGGCAACCAGCCCGCCGAGCCGCGTACCCGCGCCTCCCGGGTACGCACCACCTCACCGAAACCCGCGAACCCGCCGAGCGGATTGACCCGGTCGGGGCGCAGCAAATCCAGGTAGGGCCACGGATCCGGCACCGGCGCGAACACCTGCCCGCCGGTGTCATCAAGCACCGGCTGCCCGTTGATGTCGCGCACCGGCTGCCACAGGTTCGCATCGGCCCGGTCGTCCAGCGACTGCCGGCCCACCACGGTGCACAGCTCCACCGGCACCACCCCGCCGGACGGGTCACGCTCCCAATGCTGATGCCGGTACCACACCCGGTCCCCGAGGGCCGGCAGCGCCGGCCGCTCGCTGTGCGGCCGGTTACGGGCGTGCGCGAACTCGGCATCCGACCACGGCACCAACCGGGTCGCCAACTCATCCATCCGGGCACACCCCCATCCGGCCGATGCGCCCACCACCCGGGGATGGCACGCTGTGCGGTACCCACCGACCGGAAGGACCGCCGTGACCTATCCGCCCGCCCCACCGCCCGGATACGAGCCGCCGCCGCTGCGGCCCCCCTACGTCGTGCAGCCGCCGCTACGCCGCCGGATGCACCCGGCGGTACTCGCCGCGATCGTTGTCGGCTCCGTGCTCGCCGCCGCCGCCATCGCCTGCGGCCTGACCGTCACGTTCGGCGCCAAACACGCCGTCGACGACCAGCGGCAGGCCAACCGGGACGTGACCCTCGCCCACTGCACGACCACCGAACTAGCGCCGGGCCTGGTCGTCGGCCAGGCCGACATCACCGCCCACAACACCGGCACCGGACGCGCCACATACCTGGTCGAGGTCCGATTCGAGTCCCGCGACGGCGGCCACTCCTACGGCACCGGCTACGCCTCGATCGACGACCTCGGCGCCGGGCAGACCGGCGACGACCAGGCGGTCGGCTCCGACAACATCCCCGGCGGGCTCGCCGTCAAATGCCAGATCATCGACGTCACCCGGATCTGAGAACCGGGGCGCATACTGGCCGGGTGAGCCTCAACCCGGAGCCGCTTGCCGCCCACGACCGGCCCGCCGACGTGGCTGCGGTCAGCGCCGCCACCCGGCTAATACGCGAACACGCCGATCCCGTCGAACTGGCCGTAGACGGCGTCATCGAAGATGAACACCGTGCTCGTCACGGTGGCGGGGGACAGTAGCAGCGTGGTCCGCCACGTGCCGGCCGCCATGTTGATCTGGTTGTGGTTGATGTTCTCCACAAAAAAGTCGCTCGACATGGTGATACCCGCGCCGCCGTTGGCCGCCTTCGGCCGCCGCTTGACGGTCACCCGCTGCCCGACCTCCAACCCGAGCACCACCGGCCACAGCGGCGTCGGGTCGGCCGCCGGATCCAAAGTGATCGAGGCGATGCGCTGGGTCGGCTGCCGGTGCTTGTTGAGCACCCAATAGCCGAGCTGGATGGCGTCGTCGTCGGATTGCAGGTTCGCCGCAAGGCTTGTCGACCGGGGGAAATACGACTGCTGCGACGTCGGGTTGGTGACCACGGCGATGACCCCGTCCGCGTTGTCGACCTCGACCCGGTTGAACACGAACGTCGGGTCGTAGTCGTACGCGAGGTCGTCCAGGTAGTGCAGTTCACCGGCGCCGTCACCGAACGTCCACAGGGATGTGAGGTCCAGGTAGCGGGTGTCCCGCTCCACAAAGACGATCTGCCCGTCCTTGTCGGCGTAAAAGTTGCCCTGCTCGGAGACGGTGACGTCCTGGCAAGCCTGCAGAACCGGGGTGCCGTCGCTGACCGACGACGCGCCCATGATCGCGTTACCGGTGTCGATCGAGGTCAGGCCGTGCCAGGTCGGGGCGATGTAGCGGGCGATCCGCGCCCCGGAGGTTTCCCCGGCGTTGCCGAGCCCACCCGCGGTCCACAGATCGGTGACCTCCGCCGCCGACAGCACCCGGTTCCACAGGGCGATGTGCCCCATCGACCCGTTGAGGATCTGCGTGTAGGTACCCTGCGAAAAGAACCCGCCGGCCATGAACGTCTGCGGCTGGATCGCGAACACCCCACCCAGCGACGCGGTCGTCACCGTCACCGTGTTGATCTGCGTGCCGTCGATGTAGGCGGTGACCGTGGTGTTGCCGCCCGACACCTGACTCATGGTCGCGACCGCCAGATGCGGCAGCCCGTCGGTGAGCACCGGCCCCGCCCCGAACAGCTCGTTGAGCGAGGTCGCCCCGCCGTAGAACACCTGGAACTGGCCACCGGAGTCGAGGTCGATCGAGAACGGGGTCAGGTCGGACGAGGCGACCGTGCCCGGCAGCGGTGACCAGGTCAGCAGCATGTCGTCGGACGCCCCGAACTTCGGCACCTCGCACGCGAACCAGCAGACGATCGACGCCGACCACGTGCTGCCGATGACCGGCCACGGGAATGTGGTCCCGGCCCCCTGAACCAGTTGCCCGATCCCGATGATCGTGCCCGCGCCGGTGGTCGTGTCGGTTTCCTGCGAGTCGAACGCCACCCCGGTCCCGCCGACATCACCGACGATGTTCAGGGAGGTGCCGGCGGCCGGGGCCGTGCCCGGCCCGTACTTCGACGGGTAGTTCACCAGCGGCGGCCCGTTGTTGCCGGACGACTCACCGTAGGTGGTGGATCCGGCCGCGTCGTGCAGCGGCCAATAGAACACGGGCTGCAGGTCAAGCACCTGCTGGAAGTAGTCGGCGTTGAGGCTGTAGAGGTTCAGCGCCTCAAACGCGTCCACGGCGGTCGCCTGGCAGGCCCCGAGGAACCCGCCGTTTTGCCACTGCGACGGCCAGCGCTCCACGAACCCGCGGAACACCCCGTAGATCGTCGGCCCGGTCGTGTCGAAGGTGTTCGCGGCGGCGCCCTGCTCGACCTGGACGTCATCGACAAGCACCGTGCCCGCCGTCGCGCCGGTCAGGGTGAGCACTCCGATCGTGTGGGTCGGCGCGGTCGCGGTGTAGGTGGCGGTCAGCCGCACATACGAGCCGGTGGTCGAGGTCGACGTGCCCGACGCGGTGTAGGTCGCGCCGAAGGCGTAGTAGGACAGCACCGGGGTCGAGTTGGTGTTACCGGTCTGTAGCCGGCTCCAGCAGCCCGGCTGCCCGGCGCCGGTCAACGCGGAGTCGGTGGTGGTCAGGGTAAAGGCCACCGGTTCCGTCCCGGCCCGCTGCCACATCGACGCCGACAGGTTCGTGCCCTGCACCTTCAGCCGCAGCCCGTACTGGGTGTCGGTGGCATACATGAACGACATGGTGGTCGAGGTGAGCGATGTCTCGACGCCGGCAACCCGCTTCCAGATCGTGAACGTCACCGACGAGTCGGTGTTGAAATCCGCGGACGCCCTGTAAAAGTTGGACGAGTTGGTCCACCGGCCGACCACGCCCATGCGGATCGCCGCCCCGGTGGCGACCGCCGGCACGCTGACGTAGGCGGTCACGTCACAGTCGACACCGGACGCGGCGAGCGTGGTCATCCGGCCGACGTTGACCGAACCCATGGAAATGTGGGCGGTGCCCTGGCCGAGGTCGCCGGGCAGCGTCGAATAGTCCCCGGCCGCCCCGCCCGTGTTCGTCCACGACCCGCCCACATCGGCGGTGCCCCACCCGGACGAGCTGGTGCGGTTGAACGCGTCTATGCCGGCGGTCAACCCGCCGACCGTCAGCGTCTGGCTGGACGCCGACGACTGCCGCACATACGCCGACGCGGTGTACTGCTGCCCCGGCACCGCCGGCACCGTCCACGTGACGCCCTGCTCGGTCGCCGCAGTCGACACCGTGTACGTCAGATCCTTGGATCCGGTGTGCGGGTTGGAGGTGCCCACCGTCGGGGTGACCCCACCCACGGCGGTGATCCACGGCACCGCCGCACCGGCGGTGTACGACTCGAACGACGGGTCATAGCCGGCCGTGGTGGTGCCCAGGATCGAGCTGGCGCCCTGGTTGGTGTTCATCAGGTTGCCGGTGGCCTGGTTGGGCCACATCGCCTGCATCAGGATCTGCCGCAGCGGCACCACCAGCGGGTAGAACGGGCTGGACGTGTTGGCCGGGTTCAGATACTCCGACTGGTCAAGGAACGAAAACGTCGGCTGCGACGCCTGGTTGACGTCCAGTTCGTACTGCCGGCCCCGCTGGATCGTGTCCGCCGCCACAAAATAGGGGCTGGACAGGTCCGACCAGTTCGGCACGATGCTCGGGTCGTTGGGGTTGGCGTTAAACGCCACGCTGACCCACAGCGCCGGCCGCCACGACGCGAGCGCCACCAGCCCACCCCCCCTTAGGTGAGGCCGGTGGAGCCGGTACGCACCTTGAACCGCTGGCTGTACTGCATCAGGTCGGCGTGCACCGTCGTGATGTACTTCCCGCCGACATAGACGGGGATCACCACCGTCTGCACCCCGCCCGACCCGGCGTACCCGTACGACCGGCCGCGGGGGACCGCGTCGAAGCCGTACGCATTGCCGGCGACCTGCGCCAGCGACATCGCGCGGGCCGGGTTGATCCCACGCAGCGGCATGAACACCTCACCGCCGGTGCCGCGCTCCCCGGCAAGCACCAGGGTTCCCGGGTTACGCGGCGGCAGCACCCCGGACACCAGACCCTGCGCGGCCGGCACAATGCCGCCCTGCGCGAACGCGCTACGGATCGTGTGCGAGGCGGTGTCCACATGCGACCCGGTGAGGATGCCGTGCACACTGAAAGACACGGTGGTGTGGTTCAGTTCGTCGAGCCGCTGTTTGAGCAGTTTGATCTGGTCGGCCAGGCCGCCGAGGTTGGTCGCCGACGCGCCGGCCGCCTTCGCCTGGTCGTAGAGCCGGGTCAGCGAGTCGAGTTCGTCGCGGGCCTGCTGCTGGTTGAGCGGATGCAGCGCCTTGAGCGCGTCGTAGTAGGCGGTGACCCCGTGCACGGCCGAGTTGAGCGCGGCCTGGTTCTGCTGCCCGGCCTGCCGGTTGAGGTCCCACGCCGCCTTGCCGCGGTGCAGCTCCTTGTTGAAATTGCTTATCCCCTGGTGCATCGTCAGCAGCGCGTCGTCCACGGACTGGGTTTTACCGATCCAGTCGTCCTGGGCCTTGACCAGCGCCTCCATGTCATCGGTGGTGATCGATATCGCCCGGCCGAGACTGTTTGTGGCGTTGGCGGCGTTTTCGTTGGCGACCGTCGTGCCGTTGAGTGCCGTCGACTGCTGCTGCGCGGCAGTGATGTTGGCCTGCATCGCGTCGCGGGATCTCTCAAGATTCTTGGTGAGATCCTTCAGTGCGCCAGAGCCGGGAAGGTGCAGGAAGGTCGCGATGTCGGACAGGCTTTCAACAACGCCGGCCGCCACCGTCAGCGCGGTGTGCATCCCCTCTTCGAGGTCGAGGAACATCCGCTCCGACCAGTTGATGATGTTGCCGATGCCGACGACGATGCCGCCGAGATCACCGATCAGCGCCTGCAGAGCGAGCCGCCCACCGGCCCCACCGGACATGATCTGCTTGAACATATAGCCAAATTGTGCGCCTAACCAGGGCAAAAGTTTCGCAAGATCTTCTAGGAGGGGCTCAACATTGCGGAAGCCCTCCTCCAGCCCCGGAAGCATCTGGAAGATGAATCCACCGAAACCATCTATAAGGGGGCGGGCGACGTTGGCGAGCGCGTCGAAGATCCCACGCAGGGTCGGTGCCCAGTGGGCCAGCATGTTCTCGATGTCATGCAGCCCGTCGAGCACCGGCCCGACGAACACCGCTGTCGCCTGCGAGAAAATGTTCATGGCCTCGTGGCCGAGGCTCACGAACGCGGACTTGACCCGCGGATCGTGGGCGGCCCCGACAACCCCGCCGACCACGCCGACCGTGCCGACCGCAGCGGCCACCGCCGACCCCAGCAGGCCGATCAGCATCGGCGACGCGGCGACCAGACCGCCGATGATCGCCGGCATGATCGGCAGGTCGGACAACCCGGCCATCAGCTCTTCACCGATCGAGTCGGTGAGCGCCTTACCGCCCTTGTGCCCGGCGTCGGACATGTGCTTTTTGAACCCGGGCAGGATCTCCTCGCCGAGATGCTCCAACTGTTTCAGCTCGTTCTCGGCGTGCTTGAGATCCTGGTAGAGCCCGGTCGACGCGCCGCCGCTGGAGCGCTGCAACTCGGCCCGTAGACCCTCGACCTTCTTCTGGGCCTCGGTGAACTCGCGTTGGATACCTTGCAGCGCGGTCTCGTCCTTTTTGAGCTTGTCGCGCAGCAGCCGATCAAAATCCCCGATCGCCTTCTCGGAGTCCTTCTCGTCGCGGCCGATCCCCTCGGAGGTCTTGTGTGACTGTTTCCCGAGGCCCTCGTAGGCGGCATCCACCTCGGCGATCGTCTTGAGCAGGCCAGAGGCGTCGCCGCGGAACTCCTGGGTGATCGGGGGCAGGTATTCGCCGGCCACGTACCTCCCACGCTCTTAGCGCAGCGCCTCACGCACGGCCCGCAGGTAGCGTTTGATGAACGTGCGCCGGATCGTCGGCTTGACGATGCGCACCGACGGCTTCAGGTACGGCCGGGCCGGCAGCCGGGAACGGTGCCCACGCCCCGCCCAACCCCCCAACTCCTGGATGCGGGCATAGACGACGCCGGCCGGGCCGACCGTGCCGGACCAGCGGCCAACCCCGGTCCGGCGGGCCCGGGTGATGTGCATCGACCGTGACAGCCGCCCGGAGATCCGCCACGGTGGTTCGCCCGGCCGGGATCCGGTCGGCGTGTCGCGGGTGTGCCAGCCCAGCGACAGGTGGGTGCGGGCCTGCCGGGAGGTTTGCGACAGCACCTGCCCGACCGCGTCCCCGATCCCCACATCGATGTGCGCGGCCAACCGTCGCAGCGCCGCCCGCGTCTCCGCCACCCCCTGCAACCCGTCCACAGGTGTCCACCACCTTTTAGCTGCGCAGGTGGCGGGCGGCCCGGTCCCGGGCCGCCTGATGGGCGGCGAGCCGTTCCCGCGCGTCACCGATCGCCGCGTCGATGACGTCGTAGGCGTCCATCAGCACCGCCCGCTCCTCGTCGACCATCGCCGACGTCCACCCCTTCTCCGCCCACCGGTGGTAGCGCAACGCCTCGTCGAGCAGCCGTTCATAGTCCGACTCCGGCGGCCGGACTCCGTCCGCGCCCGACAGGATCGCGACTAGCCGCTGGTGGGCGCGGTAGGGGAACCCGGTGTGTCAGCGTCGTCCGGGGTCGGCGGGGCCGGGAAAATCACCGGAATAGCAGGCCGGGCAGCGGCGACGATCGCGTCCATGTCGGCGATCGTCAACGCGTCCCACGCCTCCTGGTCGTCAGCGGGTAGCCCGGCACCCGCCCGGTACGGCAGATCCCACGCCTGCACAAGGACCCGGGCGATCTCCTCCTCGATGACGACCCCGAGTTCCTGCGCGTTGCCGGCCTGCGCGGCAGCGGCCCGCCTGCGCACGATCGACTTGTCGCGCCCGCGCAGCATCTCCGGGGCGCGCAGCGTCGCGGTGCCCCCGGAGGGCAGCATGATGGTCTGGCACTCCGACATTCGGCCTCATTTCCTGGTTAGAAGCCGTTGGCGGCGACCGCGTTCTGCATCGTGAACGACAGGGGGCCGTACCCGGCGGAGTATCCGACGTTGGTGGTGTTGGCGATGGCGTCCCAGTCGGTCGCGAACTCGACCGCAACGTTGCCGCGCGAGATCTTCGACGTCGTGAATGCGCACTGGTTGACGTCGACCTGCATCGACAGCAGCGACGCCCCAGACAGACCATTGGAGATGATCAACTGCATTTGGGGCTGCGTGTTCGACGTCAGATACGTCTGTGCCGTGTCATCCGCGGCGACAAAATTGAACGAACCGGACGCGGTGAGCCGGCCGCGCACGATCTGGTACGGCACCGCCAGGTTCTGCCCGGTGTAGTAGATCTGCAACTCGCGCTTGATCGACAGGGAGAAGTCATTGACGGTTTTGATCTGCGCCGAGCCGACCGTGCCGTTCAGGCCGACCGTGGTCTCCCACGCCGCCTGCGGCGCCACCGTCGAGATCACCGGCGTGAACGCGGTCGCCGAAGCCGACGGCCAGCCCTGCCCAGACGCGTCGTAGGTGATCGCCGAATTTTCCATGGTGCCCTTGAAGTTCAGCTCCGACAGGCAGCAGCCGGTGTACTGGCGGGTGCCGGTCGACGCGGTCGACCCCTGAAAATCGGTGATCGTCAGCGACGACGGTTGCCCGTTGCCGGAGTTCAAAACGTTGTAGGTCTGCGTGTACGGGGTGGTGATCGGGCGCACCACCTGCGCCGCCGCGTGCGTGCGGGCCAGCGCGGTCGCGAAGGTGACCGTGAACGGCCCGGCGCCGGACACACCCGTGGTGAGGCGGACCTCGGCGGAGTTGTCGGTGGAGATCTGGATCAGGGTGCCGTTGGAGATCGACGCCACGGTCGAGATCGACGTCGCGCCCGCCGTCGCCTGCGACGACAGGGTCGTTGTACCGCTGCCGGTGTAGGTGCCCGAGTAGGTCAGATCCCCGAAAATGTTGGACAGCAGATAGCCGAGCGTGTCGAAGTAGGCGGCGCCGGAGATGGAGAACTCGGTGTGGTCGGGGCCGGCGATCCTGTTGAACGGGGCGGTCAGCGCGCCGCGCATCTCCGCCGACGCATCAATCCACGTAGGCTGGTCAAAAGGGTCGAAAGCGGTCACCGGGATGGTGACCGCGGGCGGTGTGACCGCCGTACCCTGCATTGTTTCCACAGCAAGCCCGACATACTGCCGGGGAGACGAGTAGACAGTCGGGTTAGCCACGTACCCCTTAGTTGGTGTCGCCGCGCAGGCGCGCGTGCTCTTCGTCGGTCAGGTCCGGCCGCCAGTTGTCCGGCATCCGGGTCGGCTCGGCGTCGGTCGGCTCCCAACACCCGTCAAGCGGCCCCCACGTCTCCACCACATCCCCGGGCTGCGGAGTGACCGGAACGATGGTGTAAACCCGCCCAGGCGGGCCCGTGTACCGCCACCGGCCCCACACCCACACGTCGATATCCCCCGACGCGGCCGGCGGCTCTGCGGGGCTCTCGCCCGGCCCGTCGCCGGGTTCCGGCGCCGCGTCGGGCGCCTCGGGCAGCTCCACCTCGATATAGCCCGAATCCGGCTCGGGCACCTGCGGATCGCTCACGCCTGGATCACCTCCACCACCTCGCAAGTCACTTGCGCGTCGTAACGGAAAAACCGCTGGTCAGCGACCGCGCGCACCGGGGCGTACTCCCACGACATGTGCTCGCCGACCGCCAACAGGTCCGACTGCTGCCCGGTCATCGGGTCCACCGCGGAGATCGTTACCGCGTCGAGCAGCTCCGTGTTACGCAGGCACGCCGTCACCGCGTCGATCACCGACGGGAACTGCTGGTCGATCAGGTCGTCCGGCTCGCTAGACCCGAACCACACCAACCAGATATCAACCTGATGGGTGATCGTCTTGTCGCCGCCGGTGGACAGGTCACCGGGCTGGGCCCGCGGCACGCTCAGGCGTTCCTCGACACCCCGCGACCCCCAGATGTAGGCACAGGGTTCCATCGCGTCCACGTTCGGGTTCGGCGGGGAGATGAAGGCGCTGAGCACGCCGAGGCTGCGCGGCAGCGGCAACCCGTCCAGGATCGACAGCAGCCGTTGCT